TTCAAATTATATACGATTAGAAGATGGAACAACTGATAGTTCTACAAATGGAGATAATTTTATTCTTGAAACAGGCGGAGTACAAGGTGACACAATTAGTAGAATTACTATCACTCCTGAAGGAGGAAAAGATGCAACAGTGGATGCTTCAGGAAATTTTGATGCAAATACAACAATAACTATTTTTAATCCTGCAATTAATTATGACCCTGAGACTGGAGTAGATTCATGAAATCATCACCCGTTCCTCCTGAAGAGGATGAATTTGAAGATAGTCATTCTTCTTTTGATAAATTAAATGAAATTTTAAATGTAGCAGAAACCGCAGTGATGGAACGAGAACGACCTGAAAAGGTTAAGCCTCCTGTAGTTGATGACGAATTGGATACGGACTATCAATATGCAAGAGAAAATTATTATAATGTGATTGAACGTGGGCATGATGCTCTTGATGAATTATTAATGGAAGCAAAGGAGAATGGTAATGCCAGAATGTATGAAGTTGTTGGTCAACTTATTAAGGTTATAGGAGATCAAAATCAAAATCTCGTAGGTCTACATCAACAAATAAAAGACATTACGAAAGAAGTCAAGAACGTTCCTGAGAAAGTTACTAATGCTTTGTTTGTCGGAAGCACGGCTGAGTTACAAAAACTAATCAAAGGAAAAAAGGACAATGGCTAACTTAGGTGGTAATGAATTATATAAGTATGCATTTAGAGCAGAAGTCTTTCTTAAAAAATTTGAAGAAAAGAGTAAATTTAAGATTGTAAATCAAAGTGAAGTAGAATTAGTTCCTCAAAAAAGTATAATCAAACATATAAAAGACGGCAAACCCACCAGAGATGTAATTCTCATTGATCTAGATGGTAATGAATACAAATTTAATCAAATAGAAAAAACAAAAGAATTTGGCGGTAAAGGGGTAGGTTCTGGAACTGCTAAAGAAGATGCTGAGTTGATATCTTTACAAAAGCAAATTGAAGAGGCAAAAGCAAAAGAAAAAATGCATTTCATAAATGTCAAGGTGAAATATAAAATTCATAAAGTTTCAACTGCAGTAACAACACCTGGTGTTCCTAAATCTGATTTTCATTTGTTAGATGATAACGAAAATGAAGTCGTGTGGATATCTCATAAAGATGGTACACGAGCAAAAGATTTTCAACAATGGGGTGGAATTTCGCAAAGAAGTGAACCTACTATTTTTAGACACAAGGAAGTTCAACAATTTATAACTGATTTGAAATCTGATTATCCAGATGGATTACCAAGAGCAACAACTTTGTATAGACATATAAAAGATAATAATTTAAAAATGATTGCGGTTTATGGTAATCAATATTCATCAAGAGTGGAGGGCCAGCAGAATACTTCTATTCTTTTGCAAGGTCCTGTGAAATTAAAAAAAATACAAAAACATTATCAACTTGATTCAAATCATGTACATTATAATGGAGATTCGGTTGATGGGGACGGATATGATCCTGTGCTTATGGCCATTTACAAAGGAGATAGAAGTGATGCAGGAGTTAAGGGAACTAGAATAGTGATTTCTCCTGTAGGTGGAAGAAAGGGAGTAGAATATGCCGGGTGATACGTATTTAGGAAATCCTTTATTAAAATCGGCAAATGTTTCATTGGAATTTGATGAACATTCTATTGCGGAATATTTGAAATGTAAAGATGATCCAACTCATTTTTGTAATAATTATGTAAAGATTGTACACGTTGATCATGGATTAATACCATTTGATATGTATGATTATCAAGAGGATATGATTGATAAGTTTCACAATAATCGTTTTGTGATATGTAAAATGCCTAGACAAACAGGCAAAACAACTACGATTATTAGTTATCTTTTACATTTTGCAATCTTTAATGAAACAGTCAACATTGCTATTCTTGCGAATAAAGGTTCTACTGCTCGTGATATTCTCCAAAGACTTCAAACTGCATATGAAAATCTTCCTAAATGGTTGCAACAAGGTGTTTTGGTTTGGAATAAGGGGAGTATTGAACTTGAAAATGGAAGTAAGATAATAGCATCGTCTACTTCATCATCTGCGGTTCGTGGTAGTTCTTTTAATATTATTTTTTTAGACGAATTTGCACACATTGATCCTCCTTCTCTCGCAGATCAATTTTTTACTTCTGTATATCCTACAATTTCTTCTGGTAAAACAACTAAAGTTTTTATTGTTTCAACACCAAAAGGGTTGAACATGTTTTATAAACTTTGGAATGATGCTGAAGAAGGAAGAAGTGATTATATACCTATTGATATTCATTGGTCCCAAGTTCCAGGAAGAGATGAAAATTGGAAAGATGAGACTATTCGTAATACGAGTGAAGTACAGTTTGCTCAAGAATATGATTGCGAATTTATTGGATCTCAACATACCTTAATTGCCGCTACCAAACTTAGACTATTAAGTTATAAAGCACCATTAATCAAAAAAGATAGTCTTGAAATATATGAAGATGTTAAAGAATCTCATTCATATGTGTGTATTGTTGATGTTGCTAGAGGGCGGGGATTAGACTATTCTGCGGTATCTGTAATTGATACTACAAAATATCCTAATATTCAATGTGCAAAATATAGAGATCCTAATATATCTCCAATGGTACTTCCGAGTGTAGTTGAAAATATGGCAAAGTATTTCAATAATGCATATGTTCTTGTAGAGACAAATGATATTGGAGGACAAGTTGCTGATATATTACATTATGATTTAGAATATGAAAATATTTTTCATGCGACTATTAATGGTAGGGCCGGGCAACAACTTGGAGGTGGTTTTGGAGGGGGGACTCAAATTGGGGTCAGAACTACAAAAGAAGTCAAACGTAAAGGATGTTCAAATTTGAAAGATCTCATTGAAAGTGATAAACTTCTTATACATGATTTAGACACGATTAGTGAACTTACAACTTTTGTTGCTCATGGGCAGTCTTATCAAGCAGAAGAGGGGTGCCATGATGATCTTGTTATGACTCTTGTATTATTTGGTTGGATGATCGAACAACGATATTATAAAGAAGTTACAGATATGGATCTTAGAGAAAAATTGTATGCAGAACAATTAGCACAAATGGAAGAGAGTGTAATGCCCTTTGGGTTTATAGATAATGGTATTCTCGAAGAAGACACTACTATAACAATGGGTGGTGAACAATGGGTTATAAATAAAGATTTTTCTATTCCTGAAAAATTGTGGGAAGAATAGGTTATATTGATTCAGACATTCTATGAATTTTTTTAGGATCTTTTATTTCGTCAATTAGTGCATTTATATCTTTTACTAAATCTGGTCTAAGTTTTGATAATTTTTCTAGATATCTTACAGATTCATTAAAAATCATTTCTTCATTTATCCTTAATATATAAAATTTTCCTCTAGTTTCGCTTTTTGTTGTAAGGTATAGATGATCAGGGTTTACGCAATAGGTATTATTACATTTTTGGTGTACTATTTTTTCCCCAATTTCACCTGTATATGTTTGATATGCGAATCTATGAGCAGGAATGGACTTGCCTTCATATGAAAACATTCCATATCCTTGTTTTGTTTTACTAGCAGTCCAAAACCAACAATCGTCAGTTTTTAAGATCTTTTTTTCAAATCTTTCAATCGCCTTATTCATGATTATATTTATATTATAATAAATAAAATATCCCTGTAAATACCTAAAAAAATAAATAAAAGAGCAAGAGTATTACACCTTCAATTCATTAGGAGAAAAACATGGCATTTCAAGTAAGCCCAGGTGTATCAACGGCAGAAATAGATTTGACAACTAGGGTACCTATTCTATCGCTTTCGCAGGGTGCTTTATGTTCAATTTTCAAATGGGGCCCTTTAAATGAAGTGGTTACTGTTTCTTCTGAAGATGACATGGTAGAACGATTCGGTAAACCTGTAGGAGATAATTTTCAGGATTGGTTTACTGGAGCAAACTTTTTAACATATGCAAATACACTTAGAATGGTCCGAACTGCAAATACTACAAATGCTAGAAATGCAGTATCAAATGGGACTTCAATATTGATTCAAAATGATGCACAGTATCAAAACACGGCCGCCCTTTCTGGTACTGGAACCGATGGAAGAACATGGTTAGCAAAACATGCAGGGGATTTAGGCAATACATTTAAAACTTCTTTGTGTATGGCAACAAGAGCCAATACGCAAGTTCAAGATAATATCGTATCATTAGCACCAAATACTGATATTTCAATGAATGGTACGTTTACATTAGCGGCCGCAGGTGTTATAACTGCAACAACAGCCGCCGATGGTGCCGCCGATGCAGAATTAGAAATTGGTGATATTATTGTAAGTGGTGTTAATGTCGGTATTGTAACCGCAGTTACAAATAACTCTTCATTTGTTGCAACAACAAATGCAGGTTCATTGATAGGTACAAGTGGCGATACAACTGTGTCTTTAGCAAGAAAAAAACGGTCTGCTTTCGAGGAGCCATCAAGTCATATGATGGGTGTTATTACAGTTTCATTATCTGCTCCAACTACAGTTTCTGGTACAAATTCTCACTTTACAAAACAAATTCATATTGGTGACATTATTACAGTTAATGATGGAACAGGAAATATAAGAAGAAAAGTTACTGCAATAGCAGGTGATGCTTCTTTGACAGTTGATCAAGGTTATATTTTGGCCTTTTCGGATAAAGCATATTCTAGAGAATGGGAATTTAGATCTGATTTTGAAAAAGAACCATTAACAAGTGATTATGCATATAAGACAACAGGAAATAAAAATGTGAACGATGAGGTTCATGTTATTCTTGTAGATGAAAATGGAGATTGGACAGGAACTAAAGATGTAAGAGGAGCCTCACGAGTTTTAAGTAAATCTGTGCTTGAAGCATTTCCTGCAGTTTCAGTAGCAAATGGTGCTATTTCATCGACTGGAGAGAGTATTTATTATAAAGATTATATCAATGATCACTCTGAATATATTCGATGGGGAGATCACCCTGGAGAGGGTGATGCATTTTCTAGAACGAATGGTGGTGGTGCTGTACAACAAAATATAGAATGGGGAGGAACATTAGCATCTGGAAATACTGCATCTAATAATTCCTTTAGAGGAACTTTTTCTGCTTCTGCTCAAGCAAATGGAATGGTTACTCAAAGTTTTTCTGGTGGTAACAATGGTTTTAATGTTTCTGATGCTGATAGAATTATAGGTTGGAAGAAAATGTCTGATGCAAATAAAGTAGACATTTCTTTTGTACTTTCTGGAGAAGCATCAAATACGTTAGCAACCTTTCTAATACAAGAAGTCGCAGAAAATAGAAAAGATTGTGTAGCATTTATTTCTCCATCAACTTCTGATGTTGTAAATGACACGGGAAATGAAGTAACAAATGTTGTTGCAAGACGAAATGAACTTCCAAGTTCAAGTTATGCAGTGATGGATGGTAACTATAAATATATGTTAGATCGTTTTAATGGAGTGTTTAGATATGTTCCATTGAATGGAGATATTGCAGGATTATGTGCATCATCTGATAATATCAATCCTTATATTTCTCCTGCTGGTTTTAATAGAGGAAATGTTAAGAATGTTACAAAACTTGCTTTTGATCCTACTCAGACCGAGAGAGATGATTTGTATGTAAAGGGTGTTAATCCTGTTGTTTCATTTCCTGGGCAAGGAACAATATTGTTTGGAGATAAAACTCTGTTAGCAAAACCTTCTGCATTTGATAGAATTAATGTAAGAAGATTGTTTATTATACTTGAAAAAGCAATTGCTAATGCCGCACAATTTTCATTGTTCGAATTTAATGATGAGTTTACAAGGGCGCAATTTATTTCGCAAATTGAACCATTTTTGAGAGATGTTCAGGCACAACGAGGTATTACAGATTTTAAAGTTGTATGTGATGATTCTAACAATCCACCTGTAGTTGTTGATAGAAACGAATTTAGAGGTGATATATTCATTAAACCTAGTAGGTCAATTAACTTCATCAGTCTCAACTTTGTTGCCGTTGCTTCTGGAGTTGAATTTTCTGAAGTAATTAACGCAGTTTAAAAGGAGAAATTTCAATGGCATTTAATGTATCAACATTTAAAAGGCAGATGACAATGGCATTTAATGTATCAACATTTAAAAGGCAGATGACGGGTGATGGGGCACGACCTAATTTATTTAAAGTTAGCATTNNNGGTGCTACTAATTATTGGACTCAAGATTCAGTAAATGATCATTTTTTTATTAGAGCATCATCCATACCTGGAGCCACTATGGGTACGGTAGTTACCCCTTATTTTGGTCGTGAAGTTAAATTTGCAGGTAATAGAACATTTGCAGATTGGACTGTAACAGTCCTTAATGATGAGAATTTTAAAGTACGAGCAAGACTTGAAGAATGGATGATGAAGATAAATTCACATGAATCTAATCAAAGAATAACAACTGGCGCCATTAATGGATATTTTGGGACGGCAACGGTGCAACAATTAGGTAAAAATGCATCAAATATTCTCCGAAATTATACATTTCAAAATATTTTTCCAGTGGACCTTTCTGAAATCACTCTTGATTGGGGTGATAATGATTCAATTGAAGAATTTACTTGCACTTTTACTTTTGATTATTGGGAATCAAGACCGGGGACTGCTACGGGAATATCAGCAGTAAATATTACTTAATTTGATTTTCTGATTTCGTGGGTGAATAAATATAAAGAACTATAAATGTTTTTTATA